AAGCGGTCGATGCTCTCGGCGTCCACCAGCAGGCGGGGCAGGCCGAAGATATCCCATGGGGGATCGTCCATATGGATGGCCATCTTGATGTCGCACTCGCGGCAGGTGGGCATTTCTGATTTCTTGTTCTCTTATACAATAGAGGGCTAAATTTTAGACCTACTAATTTAAAAGGAGATTTTCAAAATGAAGATGGACAAGCAGGTACGAAAGTTTTTCAAAGGTGAGTTGGGGCAGGAAGCCCTCAAAGGCTTGAAACGCTATGGAGTGGAGGACCTGACCGCGTATGCACCGTGGCAGTTGAAGTTTTATGTGAGGAGTCCACTGCCGTGGCCGCAGTGCGTAGAGTTATTTAAGCAGTATGAGGAATACTGTGCCGAACATCGGTTTATGAGGTTCGATACTTGGTATGCGACTGTGGATGGGAACCCGGTTCGTGATGGCGGTGATGATTTTGACTACTCGACATATGATGACCCCTCAGAACAGTACATAAATTACTCGTGGGGCGAACCTCTGGATAATGTCGATTGCGAAGACGAGACAGTGGAGATTGACTGCTGATGCTGTCAATGGACGAAGTGAACAAAGATATGCGGCGTACATTGTGCAATAGGCGAAAACAAAAGAATAGAGCAGACTTTATTTGCAATTTTGCGACAGAAATTATACAATTAGATTATGTATAGTTCAGTGCAGTAAATCCTATAAGGAAACGAGTGTAAACAGCTTTTCGATATAGTGTTGCTGCTCCAAAGCTCCGGTAGTTATGCTTTTTACGGCGTCCCAATTCTCGTTGACAATACCAATCAGGTAGGAGAGTGCTTGCTGATATACACGAACTGTGTCGTCAAGGCTGACACTGCAGTTGACGATTCTGACTTTATAGCTGGATGTAATATTCAAAGCACTCACCTCCCTCAAAGTATTCTACAATTCTATTGTATGCAATTCACACGCGTACGCAATATTCGAATCGGAATGAGCAGGGAAACTGTATTTTTCGATATTTGACCCAAGAAACGAGCTAACCCCGCCTAAGCTTTGAAGCTATAGACGGGGCGTGCGCTCTTCATTTGTCATCAATTATGTAGATGAGAAGACCGGGAATGTCTTGGGGACATTGACATACCCCGATGACTACGATAAAATCTTCAGTAACACAGAGGATACGCTGCGCGAAATGGACGAAATCGACTGAGCCTAAAAACAATGCACCTACAATGATTGAGGCAGGAGGTACAGGAAATGTCTGAACAGAATTTCAAAGCATTTGAACTTAAAGTGAAGCCGGACGAATACGGTAACCTCAACAAGCCTCTGCCCGATACGGTTCCGAAACCCAATGTCGGATGCGGTATTCGCAATGACGAGTGCTTCGGCCTGATTTTTGCCTGGATTGTGGCACCGGAAGAAGCGATGGACTACGATTCCGTTGAGGATACCGTCAAAGATGTGCGCTTGTCCCTGATGGAGAATATGGGTCTTTTGGAGTGCAAGAACGGGTTGACCGCGAAGGGGCACAAGTACATCTACGCTATTCGGAAAATTCAGGAGACGGTGCAGGGCCTACCGAAACCGGAGGTATCGTATCTGTTGAACTTGAATGTGAATGTCGGCGAGGATGACTATTTCGTCAACGGCAGCTTTACCGAAGAAGGCATGACCGGGGCGCGGGACAGCTTCGGATTTGCAATGTTCCAGAACGCCATAAAGGAGAAATCCCCAGAAAAGCATTTCACCACCAAGGAAATGATGAAGATGTTCTTTGAAGACCCATATGATTCCGAATACAGGGAAGGCTTTCTCATGAACTTCTCGGAACGCGATATATTCGATGAGCGATTCCCCGACCACCCGCTGAGCATTGCCAGAAAGTATGTGAAGTGGGTGCTCGAAAACAACTGATGCATCAGAGGTGCTACGGTGACATTCTATATTGAACCTATTAACCTTCGCCAATGGAACCTGTTCGACAAGGTCAAAGGACCCGGGCATGTGGAGCCGTTCCTTGCTACCCGTGACATGCAGATTGGGGACATCGTGATGCTGCATGTTGGCAAGCAGGACCCGGCGCATGAGAGCGGCATTTATGCCTATGGCACTGTTATCTACGGGCCCTATATCCTGACAGATAGCCCAGACGACTACTGCAACAATAAGCGAACCGTGGATATCCGCATCGACCGTATCGAGTATGAGAAACCCATACTGACGCATGAGCAATGCATGAGGTATACGGGTCAGTATCGTACCGTACACAGCATTGCGGATTCCTTTAACGGTAACCTGAAAATGGTACTTGGCATCGACTAAGATTTCTTTTTGGAAATTTTCGGCAAAAAAGTAAAGAAAGTTTTCAATTTCATCAAAAACCTAACAGGTACAAAAAGAGCGCTCACAAAAAAGTGGGCGCTTTTCTTGTCGGCATATAATCAATGGCTTGTGCCAAGGACTAAGAGTTAGCCATATGTACTGGGTACTATGCACAGTTTCGGGATATACCGCTTATGCAAAGGGGAGAACATTATCAGGAAGTTGTAAATTCTTCTGAAATTGACTCCAACAAATACATAATGTGATATAATATACTTACAAAACTATCCCTCAAAGTTAAAGGAGGTATATCATGAAAAGGAGAGTTAGTACAGCGAAAAGAATCGTTGCTGTAGCATTGGCTGCTACGGTTGCGGTTTCTTTGACCGGCTGCAAGAAAAGAAAAAATACCAACGATACGACGAGTTCGGATGTGACCACGAGCCAAAGTCAGGCTGCGGTTCCGGAAACACCAGAAGTAACTGCCACACCTGCACCGACCGCCACGCCTGCACCGACCGCCACGCCCGCTGAGAACACTGATAAGAAGGACAACACCACCAGCGAGCCGACTAAGACGGAGAAGCCGAGCACAGGCACTTCGACTTCCGGCGGGACTACCAAACCGGCAGCGACAAAAACACCAGCACCTGCTCCGGCAGCTACTCCGGCTCCTACCGCAAAGCCTCAGGTAAAATATACCTTCACGGTTCGCCGTCATGAAGCGACCTGCACCACGCAAGGCTACGATGAGCATATCTGCCATGAGTGGGGCGGCATGAACTACAATGACCGTTTTGTTCCGGCAAAGGGACATAGCTGGGATGGCGGTACAGTCACGAAGGCTGCTACTTATACCGAGACCGGTATCAAGACCTTCAAGTGCAAGGAATGCGATGAGACACGCACCGAGGAAATCCCGTCTCTCAACAAGACATATCATATCAAGAGCGTTGTTGCTCCGACCTGCACCGCTGAGGGGTATACCATCTACGAGTGCAACGAGGTCCCCGGTCTGACCTATAAGGGCGATTACAAGGCAAAACTGCCGCACGCCTACGATGCCGGTAAGGTCACAAAGCCCGCTACCATCTATGAGAAGGGTGTTAAGACCTTTACCTGCACCTCCTGCGGTGCTACTTACACGGAAGATATCCCGATGGTCGAAAAGACCTGGCATAAGGGCAATACGGTAGCGCCTACCTGTACAGAGAAGGGTTATACCGTTTACATCTGCGACCAGGATTCCGCTCTGACCGAAAAACGCGATTATACGAATGCACTGGGGCATGCCTGGGATACCGGTACAGTCACAACAGCAGCGACCTGTACGACAGCTGGTGTTAAGACCTATACCTGCACCCGTAATGGCTGCACAGAGACTAAGACCGAGGAAATCGCGGCTCTGGGGCACAAGTGGGATGATGGCACTGTCACCACGCCCGCTACCTGTGAGGCTCCCGGTGTAAAGACCTACAAGTGCCAGAATACCGGCTGCACAGAGACCAAGACTGAGGAGATTGCGGCTCTGGGGCATAACTACGATGAGGGTGTTGTCACCAAAGCTCCTACCTGCACCGAGGACGGCGTCAAGACCTTTACCTGCAAGAATGATAAGAACCACACCTACACGGAAACTGTTCCTGCGACGGGACATGCTTGGGACGCAGGTGTTGTTACCAAGGAAGCGACTTACGAAGAGGATGGCGAGCGCACCTACACCTGCAAAAATGACAAGACCCATGTGCATAAGGAAGTAATTCCTGCATTGGGCTATACCTTCACCGAAACTGTCGTTCCTCCTACCTGCACAGAGGACGGCTACACGCTGCACACCTGCAACGAGAATCCCGCAAAGACGTACCAGGATACGCCTGTTGCTGCGCTGGGCCATCAGTACAAGGAAGTCACTACTCCCGCCACCTGTGGTGCTCTTGGCAGCGTAGACAATGTTTGTGAGCGCTGCAACGATAAGCAGCATGTGAAAGACCTGCCTGCCACTGGCGAGCATCAGTGGGATGAGGGCGTCATCACCAAGGAGCCCACTGCCACCGAAACGGGCATCAAAACCTTCACCTGCAGCGTGTGCCAAACAATAAAGACCGAAGATATTGCTAAGGTCCATGTCCACGATTACACGCGCCTTGGCGAAATCGTCGAAGGACCCTATTGCGAGACTGAAGGCAAGCGTTGGATGTACTGCAGCTACGAGGGGTGCAACGAAAGAGTGTTGAAGCCTGTGCCCGCTATCGGCTACCATGATTGGGACACCGAGCACACCGAATGCCTGAAAAAGGCTACCTGCACCGAAAAGGGCACCATGCTGATGCACTGTAAGCGCGATGCTTCCCATACCATGACCTACGACTACGGCGGTACTGGTCACGTCTGGGATGAAGGCGTCATCACTACTCCGCCTACTTATGACGAATACGGTGAAAAGACTCTGAATTGCAAGAACTGCGATGCGACCATGACCGAAAAGGTCCTGCCCACCAAGTACACCTTCACTGTTACCGTTGTCCCGCCGACTTGCACCGAGGACGGCTATACGATGCACAAGTGCAATGAGGATGACAGCTTCTCTTACAAGGACAACATTGTACACTCCACTGGTCACCATGCCGAGATGCGTGTCATTGAGCCTACCTGCAAGGAAGAGGGTCGCACCGAAATCTACTGCACCGTCTGCGGTGAAGTGAGTACCGTTCTCTCTACCACGCCCAAGAAAGACCATACTTGGGATAACGGTGTCGTTACCACCGAGCCTACCACTGAGCATGAGGGTGTCAAGACCTACACTTGCACTGGCTGCGGCGAGACCAAGACTGAGTCTATCGCTCGTCTGCCCGCGAGTGCTAAGGTGGCTGCAAACCCTATCGTAGCCGGGGCTGAGCCTGTTGTCGAGGTTCCGGCGCAGGAAATGAGCGCCGAGAGCATCAACGCCGAGACCTATGTCGCAGAGACTCCGGTTGAGTCTGCTGTACCTGCTGAAACTCCTGCCGAGCCCGTTGCTCCTGTTGAGCCCGCTATACCTGCTGAGACTCCTGCCGAGCCTGCCGCTCCTGTTGAGTCTGCTGAGACCGAGAAGTCTGCCGAGACTTCCGAGGACAGCACCGACACCAAGCAGGAAGATGCCGACATGCCTAAGGAGACCGAGGCTGAGGTCGTAATCGTTGAGGGCGCTGCGGAGTAAATCTTCCGTTTCCAACACTACAACAGAGGTCCGCAAAGACCTGAATCTATCGAGGCTTGCCGGGAAACTGGCAAGCCTTTTTTATTGCCCGGCAGACCCGCATGGTGCTGCTTACAAACCAAAGAAAGGTGATACGAATGATTGATTATATTGAGAAAGCAAAGGCATTCGCCATGATGGCGCACAAGGGCCAGACCGACAAGGCAGGGGAAGACTACTTTACGGCGCATGTGGCCGTTGTCGCAGACGGCGTTGAGCCTGACCCGCTGGTGAAAGCTGCCGCCTACCTGCACGACACGGTGGAGGATACCGGCACCACGATAGATACCATCAGAGCGGAATTTCCTCCGGAAGTGGCTGAGGCGGTCTCTGTACTGACTCGGGAAAAAGATATGACATACGCAGAGTATATCTGGCGTGTTAAGCAAAACGACATTGCCGTCAAGGTAAAACGCACAGACCTCGTCAGCAACATGGACCTTAACCGAATCCCGTATTCTCTCACAAGCAAAGACCTTGCGCGAGAAGCCAAGTATCTCCGTGCCTACAAGATGCTTGATGGCAGAAAGACAGTCTCTGCCGTAAACCCCTATGCTCTGTATGACTATCTCATCACCTGCGGATGGGAGAATGACCCTACTGAGAATTCAGCATCCGAATCTCCCGTTCTGAAAGCGCCTTCCGGCTCCTACAAGGTGCTGGTTCCCCTTGATATGCTGCGTACAGATTACGAGCAGCGCCTCAGAGATGCTCTGGAAACGCTTTGCGTCTTCGAGGCGGCACCGATGTGCGATATCCTCGGAACACTCTTATACTGGACGCCAGCGCCCGCAGAGAGCAAGTCCTGAGCCGAGGAAAGCGCTATTTCTGAAACTTGCAAAGACTCGCGTTTGTGTTGCTGTTGCTTTTGCCTGTTTTCTGACGGGGCAGATTCGAGGCAGATTCAGCACTGATTCGCGCCAGACGAATACGACAAGCAAGCGCACAAAATGCGACTCGCTCAGATGTTAATTGTTTGTGAATCATACTTGTACTCGCTACAAATCCGCGTCCAAATATGGTATAATACAAGTATAAAAACAGCGATAAAATGTGATATTCGCTGTAAAATCAAGCCATGCAACTGTCGTCTGCTTTTGCGGATAACATACTATGCTCCAGTGGCGAAATTGGCATACGCGGCAGATTCAAACTCTGTTTTCTCCGGGTTCAACTCCCGGCTGGAGTACCATTTTTGAAATTAACTCAGGGGGTGATTTCGTGAATAATATAAGCGCTGTGGCCATCGGAATGCTCATCGCCGCGCATCGTGAAGGTGACGAGGAAAAATTCAGGGCTTATGTCGAGCTCATTGCCGAAACCTATGAGCAACAGGGAAATGACCATGCCGCTAACATCATCCGCAGCTACTATACGGGTGATTATGGCGAGCAGGGAAAAGTTATTCTGGATGAAGCAACAGAACAAACTACATACTACGAGACAGGCTGGTATGAACCTGATGTTTTGGGGTCCGGTGGCTCCTATTACGGAGTTACAAAGGCAACTTCCGAGGAAGAAGCATTGCAGCGGCTGCTGAAACACTCTGCCGACTATGCACAGCGAATCACCTTATACAAAAAAGACGGCAAAATCGTAAAGCGGGAAATTTCTGAGTATGACCAATGGGAAAAGAAGTGGAGGACAGCCGAATGAAGTGGAATGTATTTTCTCTCAAAGCCGTTAAAGAGGCATTAAAACCCAAGTTTGTGTTGGAGAAGGTCCGTTATGTGACGGATGACGAGGAGTACGGTGAAGGCAAGTCTACGCGCCTTGTCTTCCGTAATGTGGAAGAGATGCCGGAAATCGACTATATTAAGCGGACCGTCTGCACATTCATTCAGGACACCTACATTCACTTCAAGGACAAGAGCCTTAAGCCGATGCAACTTTGGCAGGACAACCTCAATGAAAGTGAGGACCATATCCGCTATTCAACGAACAACCTTGTGTCGCCGCCGCTGGCACTCATCGGTGAAACATACATCTCCGATGAGAGCTACTTCCACAAGTGGCTGGTAGCCCAAGGAGGAAATGAACTTCTTGAGAGAGCGTCCATCACCATCGACGTGGATGTCATCTATGCCTATGACAATGTCGATAAGGTTGAGAAAAGTTCCGAAGACGGCGAAGTACATGGCGTTCTCATCAACAGTACAATGTATCTGCGTGAATCGGAAATCAAACAGGTTGCTCGGCTTATCAAGGACGAGAAGCTCCGTAACCGCGTATTGACGCTGATGCGCTCTCATCGCCGCATTGTGTCGGCTCCCGAAAAAGAGAATCGCAATATTCGGGAAATCGCATCCGCACAGATGCTGGGTCAGGGGTGAAATTGTGAAACACAAAATCTCAGAAATCGGCGCTCAGATGCTCGAGTACCAAGAACAGCTTGCCCGTGAATACAAATACAAACCCATCCCGCGTACCTTCTTCTGCGATGTGAGAGCCAAGTTTCAAAAGACATTGCCGGAATGGTGCAATGTGTCCGGTGACACGATTTCGCTCGAAACCGCTGATGGCACAGTCATTACCAACGGGTACAACCGTATCGTGATTGGTGACTATGGTGCATTTGTTGAGTTTTCCCGCGTCCAAGCCTGTATGCGACGTCTCGAAATCAAAGAAGGTCAGGTCTATCGCGTGGAAAACCCGCGCTATGCCGAGCACGTCAAATATCTCTGGCTCACGCCAGATGATGGTTCGGATGTGAAGGTATACGACCAGAAGCGTCCGGTAGAATATGCGGATTATAAGCCGGGGATGCTGTATGTTAGTGTGTATGAGGTTTTCCCGACCAAAACCACCAAATAAGAGAGGCTCTTATGAAAAGCATGCAGCCAAAAATTGGCAACACTCTCTGGGGCGTCTGGGAACGTCGGTATTACAACGAAAAGCGGCTCGTTGAACTGGAATATGTTGTATACCCTGTCAAGATTACCAGATTCTTTAAGGGAAAATATGTCGATGCGCATTGCGTCGGTGTGGATGTGGATGGTCACACTGCTATTCATTGGGTTGCAGTAAAAAGCATCGGCAAATCTGTGTTTTATAATCCGACTGATGCCGCCAAATATGCCGAGGCGATATCGGATTACTATGACAAGCATTACGCTTTCTGCGGTACACCAATTAGGCGAACACAGTGGGAGCATTTTCTTGAGAAGGACTAGGCATGGCCAAGCACAAGAATAAAAAGCGCACACCGATAGGTTCACTTCCTCGAATCCTCGCGTATTGAGCGCAGATAAGCCAAAAAACTCAACCTCAAGTTAATTGCGGCATGAAGAAACACAAAAACAGGAGCAGATATGAGTTTACGCGGAGAGCCCTTGTTTGATGGACTGAATTTCAAGGAATTGTTTGGAAAAAAACTTATTGTCGATAAAGTGTTTTGGAGTTATGACGGCATTTCGCTGCTCTGCGTATGCAAGGATGAGGACGAAAAATTGTATTTCTGTAACTGCACAGAAGTGCGAAGCGAAGAACGCTGGGTCCTGTATCCGGCGTCGAAGCAGCAAATCGAACAAATCGTCAGCAAAAGCAAGACCCCGGCCGAAGTATTCCGGGATAGCCGTGTAGTGTATATATATACCATCGGCTTGGATACAGACCAAGGAACATTGAGGAAACTGACTGTCGATGAACTGTCAGATGCAGACAAACTTCCGGAAGGAGAGTATGTGTAAATGAGCAAGCACGAACTCGGCGCAGACCGCGTTTTCCACGAAGGTGCTGGTTACTGCGAATAAACATCAACCACAAGTTGATTGACCAGAACCACAAAAGTGGTATAATGTAAACAGAACGAAACGAAAGGAGACAACCGAAGATGCTGTGCAAGACTGTTAATGCTATGTCGTTTGCTGAGTATAGTTATGAATCTGAATTCGAGTCCTACGAATCCAGCTTTGTTTCCTATACCCATCGACAGGCAAAAACAGACCTCGAACGGCTGCGGTGCGTCTTCTGACGGCATTTGCATTCCGAACGCTGCTTGTCGATTCATTTCGGCAGGCAGCGTTTTTTTGTTGCCTGCAATACAGAAAGGCAGCAAAAGAAAATGAACGTTCCAACAATCGATATCCAGCAAACAGGTGCCAATATCAAGGCACTGCGAAAAGCGGCAGGCATCAAGGTAAAGGATGTGGCGGATACGCTCGGTGTCTCCACACAGGCGGTAGCCAAATGGCAGGCAGGCACTGCACTTCCTACCATCGACAACCTTGTGATTCTCGCCGCGATGCTCGATACGAAAATCGATGACATTCTCGTCATCGCATAAACCCTCGCCGCAGGATTGCGGCTATATGGCCGAATAGACGAATTGGTTAAGTCGCAAGCCTTTCACGCTTGAGAGTATGGGTTCAAGCCCCATTTCGGTCACCATCTGCTTCTGTAGCTCAGTTGGTAGAGCAGTAGGTTGAAGCCCTATGTGTCGCTGGTTCGATTCCAGCCGGGAGCACCATATGTGTCGGTAAGCAAGAGGTTAAAGCAGGCGGTCTGTAAAACCGTTCCGTTACGGTTCGTAGGTTCGAATCCTACCCGGCGCACCATATGTGTCGGTAAGCAAGTGGTTAAAGCAAACGGTCTGTAAAACCGCTCCGTTACGGTTCGTAGGTCCGAATCCTACCCGGCACACCATAAGGCCCCTTCGACAAGTTGGTCTAAGTCGCCAGCCTCTCAAGCTGGAGTCGGCAGTTCGAGTCTGCCAGGGGTCATACAAGCACCCACAACGAGATAGTAAAGTTTAGAGTTCGGTAGTCAACTTTATTGTTTAACAAAACGGGTGCAAATCTGCAGAGGTCGCCTAACGGTAGGGAAACGGATTGCTAATCCGTCGTCGGGTCAATCCCCGGCTTGCGAGTTCGAATCTCGCTCTCTGCGCCATATGCTCATGTGGCCGAGTGGCCGATGGCAGCGGTCCAGAAAACCGCCGGTGAGAAATCGCCCGAAGGTTCGAATCCTTCCATGAGCGCCACTGCCTCTAAAATCTTCGATTTCAGTCGAGGAATATAGGGGCACTTTTTTGTTTGTATCTTATTTGTTACGAATCAGCGTTCATGGTTGTACTGAATACACATTTGTGGTATAATGCTAATAAAGTAACGGAGGTGCGCCATGATTTTCGAAATGACCGAAAAGCAGTATCAGCTGTTTTTGCATATCATGCAGGTGATGCAGACATTCTACGGCAATGATTTTTCTTCCATCTGCAAAGAAGTGGGTGACGCCTACGGTGTGCATGACGCGGATATTGAAAAGGCATATACGATGTTCACGGATTTCAAGGTCACCGCTCCCGTACCTTTCATGCAAAACGCAGCAGGGGAAATCTATCAGACTGCGCTCGCGGCAGCGGATATCGAGGTAGGGAACAAGGAAACCCCGTATACTAAGCGCATCGACATGAATGAAAGTGCTTGGGTAAAAGCTGCTGCCATCCTCGATGCGTATTCCAGAATCCTAATGGGACAGTTCAGCATCATCTATGAGGTTCTCGATATAGCTGATACCGACAACAAACCGCAGCTGCAGGCGTATCATGACGCTCGTTGGGGCGGCATCGGCATAGCGGAAGCCCGTGACCTTCTGATTCCACAGCTGAGAAAACTCAGGGTTGGATGGAATGGTAATTTCGGCATCTCAAACGCAGGGCTTGCCTACAACAGCAAACTTGCCTATGAGATGCTCAAAGCAATCCTGTATGCGTGCAGACAAGGGGACGGCACCGTTCTGAAAGTAACGGACGAGCCGCTGATGTATGCACCCTGCAAATCAAATCTTCATGCGTTGTAAAGCATTTTTTAAGAAGGAGATTTCATGAAAGCCAACTATAAAGTCGTAAACAACCGTCAGGCGCAGCTGAAAAAGGTCATTTGGGACTTCAAACCGACGGGCGCATGTGCCTTTCTCATGTTCCGCTACTATGTCATGAAGATGATGGCTGCAACTGATTCCGCCAAGGAGCAGGGGGTGCCGCTCGGTGACTATACCAAACTCGAAGTCGAGGACAGTGTCAACGAGTTTCTTCGTGACGCGAAGGATGATGCTATTTCGAACTATGTTGACCCCGATGTGGAGCCCGAGGATATCATCATCCACTTCGATGGCACGCCAAAAGAGTTCGCCAAAGAATTCGAAATGCACGTTCTTGTTGCAATGACCAGCAATTTCGAGCATGCGTTCCTCGATTTCTCGGACATCAACAGTATCAGCCGTAGTCACTTTGAATTGGCTGTCGCACAGTTCATGTCCGCATACGAGCGGGAAGAAGGGAAAGTTGATAACTTCTGTAATGATGATAAGGACTGATAATCATGACTGCTCTCAAAAATGCACTCGCGGTAAATGACGGCAAAGCGGTCGTCATTTCGATAAAACGCGAATGGCTTGCTAAAATCATGTCGGGTGAAAAGACGCTCGAAGTCCGCAAATCTCGACCTTGGGAAATCTCGTTTCCATTCGCTGTATTCTGCTATGAGACAAAGGCAAACGGCGGTGCAGGGGAAATCATCGGGGCTTTTACCTGCGAGGACATCGACCAGCTGAACTGCCTGACAGGATTGTCTCCTTACTATGCAGACGGCGAAAAGCTGTCCGGTATGGCGGATAAGTTTATTCGGGAAAGCTGTATCAATATAGCCGCGCTGTTCGAGTATGGCAACAAAACCGGCATGCTGTATGGCTGGAATATCTCAAATGTCCGCAAACTTTCTCTGCCCATGCATCAGCTGCACCTGAAACGCGCCCCGCAATCGTGGCAATACATCAACCTGAACGCAGACGACATAGAAAGCGTAGCTGCCGCCATTGAATGAGCGGGAAGCGTAGCTGCGGGGAAACCATCGAAAGCGTAGCCGCATCTCAAAATCCCCCTTGCACAGTTGTGCGAATCGAATAGAATAGTAAGTGCATGATAGATACCATCTTCTGATTCCCCATACCGGTAGATTCACAATCTGTTATGTGCTTAGAGCAGACTCTCGAAATGAGGGTCTGCTTTTTTGTTTCCATTTTCAGAAAAGGAGGTAAACCTTGAATACCAGAACATTTACGAAATTTGCAAAAGCAGCCGAAAACTGCCGCTACAAGAACGATTTTCAGTTTGATTTGGTGCAGTGCGAGAAAGCGTATCAAATGGGCGGCGAGATGCGGATTGAAGCCGAATGCTGGCTGAATCTCTTTGAGAGCCTTGGAGAAGACGACATCAAATCCTACGTCAAGTCGGTCTATAGGCCAGGAGACCTTGACCCGTTTCGCAAGAAACTGCCGAAGGAGTAAGTCCCATAATGAAGATACTATTTCATCTCATGGCGAATACCGGATGCTTGCCGGACAAGGTCGTTCCGCAAATCCCTACGAATCGGATGAAGGGAGAGGACCAGGAAACACCGAGAATCTGTACCGGACACACACTCGATGACTGCCTGACCGGCATCGGTATCCCGCATTTCATATCGAGTTTCCTGCTATCGGAAATTCGGCAGGGGAGAAGCGCGAAACACGCCGCCGAGACGATGCTCCTGCCGTTCGTCGGAAGAGTGTATTGTGTCGAGGATAACAATCCAGCACTGATACTGGACGATAAGACAAAGTATTTCGTGGCGGATTCCGTTGTCACGCACGAATGCTGGCTGACGGAGTACATCGACCCCATCAAAACGGAAAAGCTATGGCTCGTGGACGGAGAAGTTCAGTTCATACCGTTTTCGCATAACGGCAATCAGTACGAATACCCTGTCGTTCTCGATTCTCAGTGGTCTTCGATTCCGATGCAGCCCGCTCCTGAATTCCGAAAATGCCTTCTTGACATCACCAAGAAATGGCTTGAGGAAGAATAAGATGCGAGAAATGTGCCGTGAATAACAACACTGAAATGCAAAAATCGCACACAAAACCATGGCGGAGTCTTTTTCGGAAGACTTCGCCTTTTTTTGTTTTTCTCTTGCGTATCCTTGCGAACGGCATAGAATTGGTATTGTACGATAGATAACATTCTACACAGCCGAATCTTTCGGGCGTACATCATTCACAATTCTGTTTTCAAATTAGGCAGACTTACCATTCGTGGTAGGTCTGCCTTTTTTGTTTTCAGAAATCCGTATCCATCTTTTTGAACGTGACTGCAAGGAGGTCCGCTATGTTTAATCGCAATTCCAAGAAAAACACACGCTTCGCCATCTATGCCGGTAACCCAGGTTTTTCCGGCATGGTTATCTGCTCCGATTTTATCGGGTATGTCAAAGCCCCAACGCTCGGCGACGCCTATGATGCAGCGTATCGGTATCTTGCCAACAGCGGATATACCGCCATCGTAGTCCGTGAAGCATGAAGTTTTTCCGACAACCGAACATCAATCACATCCCGCCAGACAGCTTTTGTCGGCGGGAACTTTTATTCAAAGGAGTAATCACAAATGAAAATGAACGACAAACAGAAATTCTATGCCGGGACCACCGCTTTTATGCTCAGCATCATCACCATCATAGGCTGCTTAGCCTGCTTTTTCTCGACGCCTGCGTATGCTGCGCCGGTAAAGTCATCTGATGATGATTCCGATATCGAGTATGTCACGCCGTTGGAGGTTCATCTTCGTGAACTCAACGCTCAGCCGCCTTTCACGCCGGTACTGCCTATACCTGAGCAGGAGGTGACCGAGACAGAGCCCGAATCTGAGCCTTCTGTCGAGACGGCAGAGACTGCGGCGGAACCGGCAGAAGAACCTGTGACGGACACGATGCCTCAGAACCTTTCTGACAATGAATACGCCATCTATACAGCGTTGCGGGATGCAGGTCTTTCTAAGGCCGGCACTGCAGCTGTGATGGGGTGCATGGCAATGGAGAGCGGGCTTCGTGTTACTGCCGAGAATCCGAACGACGGAGGCTATGGGCTTCTGCAATGGACACACGGCCGTAAGACGAATCTCTTGAACTGGTGCTATGCATCGGGTTTGGATGCAAGTTCCGTGTCCGGTCAGGTCCAATTCTTTGTCCATGAGCTCAATGCCACCTACAGTCAGGCAGCTGGGTACTCGTATCCGGTATACGAGACACTCACCACGAGCGACAGTGTAGAAGATTGTCTTGCGATGTTCTTCTCGCACATGGAAGCCGGGGTGAATGTCCCTATCTCGTCCAGCAAGGTCTATTGCGGGAACCTGACCACCTTACAACTCTACAACAAGCGGCTGAACGCTGCTTACAAGTATTTCTAAAAAATGAGGCGATTTACTATGACAAACACTGCGTATAAGACTCGAAAACTACTGTCTATGCTCTCCTGTGCCGAGAAGGAGAACGACGGTCTGATGCTGACGCATAACCTGCAAAACATGCAGCGCAACGGCAAGCAGACGGGCTGCTACGGACACATCATGAATATCCTGAACGGAAAATGCGTGTATGTGACCACAGAACGGTCTTGCTATCAGCCGATTGCCGACAAGAATATGGTTCGCTATGCCGCCGATATGAAGGATTACTCCTCTGTATCGCTCGGTGCCAGGGGCCGCAACCAGTTTGTGACCAATGATGAGTTGGTCGGAAAAATCGTTGACATGCTTCGATAACCGGAGCAAAAAAGGAGCATTACCATGAACAGAATCATCTATACCTTCTTCAAAACCTTAGCTGTCCTGTTTGTTCTCTTCATCTTCCTGAGCATCAGTGCTTTGGCACAGTCCTTCACGCTGCACAATATCGCGCTGCTCGTGGTCAGTGTCATTTGCCTGAACAAATGCTGCGGGATGATGCTTGCGGCAAAAGCTGAAAGAAAGTGAGGAAAAATCATGAATACCAATATTCGCTGGCTCGCCGCTTATACTGCGGACATCTTTGACGATTATCTCGCCGAGATAAAACTTCCTATCGTTTGCAGTGATGCAAGCGAGGAAGAAGACCGGCATAGCAACGAAAACAGTGCGATGCTGTATGGCATGGAATACTGGAATCTCGTGGAAGATATCGAAGCCTATCTTCGTGCCTCTGCCGAGAAGCCGGTCAATCCGAATGAAATTCTTGCCATGTTCGACACGCTTCTCACGGATAAGGGTCACAGTGACTCGATTCCGAGCGGAGAGAAGCGCGATGAAATCATTGCAAGAATCGATAAACTCCTGAAACCAGCGGAGGTAACGAGATGACACTTACACGAAAAGGCTGGAATAGCCTGAAACCCATCACAGCACCCGAGCAGATGCCCGCACCCATCCACTGGAATCCGATGAGCGATGACTGGAAGCGGTGGATTGACAGCCATCAGGTATATAACGGCGAATCGAGATTCTCCAAGGAGATGCTCGATGCCATGAAAGCACTGCATGACAAGATTCTCAGTTTCGGAGGAGATGAGGTCTGCATGACTGCCTACGACGAAGACGCCGTAAAAACACTCAGTCGGGGGCAGTTCTTCTATGGCAGCAGCTATATGCGCAAGGGTCAGCCCAGTCAATGTCACGCGAATTCCGCTTATCTTTGGGATGCAAACCGTGGTCACTGCTCTATTGCGACCGGGTATGCTCTTTCTGAGGACGGGCTTTGGCGTTGTCATTCCTGGGTCGTACAGCCCCGGAGCCGCACAATGCGTGTCTGGGAAACGACCGTTAAGCGTGTGGCGTATTTCGGGTTCGTGATGAACGATACCGAATGCCAGGAGTTTTTGGACAACAACACCTGACTACAAAGGGGTCATTTGCGTGAACGAATCTAACAATATCCAGAAGTTATCTGAATACGGCATGATTGCTCCGGACGGAACATGGTATCCTTGCGAGTTCGGAGAGCATGCAGCTCTTGCGGGGCGCATCATCATGCAAAACAGAATACGCCTGAACCTCTCTGATAAGGAAGTCTTAGACATGGCCTATGATTGGAGCGGGAAGGGTCTCGATTACCTGTACCGGCGCGGTTGGATTGCGGTTCGTAATCCGTCTTTGGGAAAAACATTTCTTGATATGGACGCCACCAAAACCGCAACTCAGGCACAGATGAACACCGTTTTCGATTACATCCACAAATATGAACGCTATGACATGGATATTTCCAAGCTCACAGCGTTCTAAAGGGGAATTGAAATGAATAATACTATGATTCCGATTTTACCGGAACTGAAATCTGCGATGAAGCAGGTAACAAAACAATATCAGTCGGACTTTGACCTCGACACAAAGGTCATTCAGAAAGCCGCAAAGGAAGCGAAAGCCGACGGTAAACCTCAGACATTTCTGTGGTTTTGCAGAGAAAGCGGGACCTACATTGCGCGGGAATCTAACGCGTATTTGAAGGAATCGCCGATGTACATCTCCTACCACTACTATGCGGACCAGCAGAGACGGGAAGCGAAAGGCATCAAGGCGTATGTCGTCACCGTTACGGGACTTGATGGCAGAAAACCCTTGGGGTTCGCAACGCCCATCGACTATTTCAAGGAATGCGAGCGGCAGAAACGGTATGCCGTTCCTGCAAATCGGATTGCTCTGCATTTCGAGAAGGAGACGGTCGTTACGGAAAGACCCAAGACCATCCCGCGCCATCACAGCGAGTACGGAGAACTCAAATCCGTCACCTATCTGCCGGATGATGCTGCTGCGCTCGACTATGCGCTTTCTATGGTGCATCAGAGCCGCGAGAAGTCCAGCCGAAAGGTAGGTGCCTGAATATGGGTAAGATTATCGAGTTGACCCATGACGATGTTCAGAACGAACTTGCCTATGCTCTTATCTGCGAGACTATGGAGGGTGCATACTGGAATTCCGGGCGCAGACGCCGTATGTTCAGCAAAGCCTTTACGCGCAGTGAACAGCAGCGCATCTCGAACATCAAGGCTAAGGCACACAAGTGGTATCTCGTTACAGGTGTACCCGAAAAGGTACGCATGAGCTACGACAACTACTTGCTTTGGCAGCGCCTTGCGAACTTCTGTGCAGCTATCTGAGTATCAGCAATACCATACAGTGGGCTTTCCTTTTGGGAAGGCCCATTTTCACTTGCATGTTTGTGCGAACCGAATAGAATGGAAGTGTACGATAGATAACATTCCACTTAGCAGCATTTGCCACCGTACAATTCACAATCTGTAAACAACAAGCAGACCCACCATTTTGGCGGGCCTGCTTTTTTTACTTGGAAAGGAGAAATTGCCTACGACAAACACATTAACTGTAGATTTTAGCTATGTTGCCGAATTGGACAACGGTTCCAACCTGAGCATGGTATACGGCGAAGATATCGCTGAGAAAGTTTGAGGTGAAATTATGATGTATCTGAAACAGTTCCCGGATATCTGCCGGGAAATGGGGTTCGATGTCGAAGAAAAAGCAAAATCCGTAACATTGAGCGTTACCGACATCAATTACTCCATCGACATCAACAAGAAACTCTTTTTGGAGGACCTTGAGTTGATACTTGATTCGTACAGTGAAGTGCGTGAAGCAATCGCCATTTTTGAGGCTAAAACGAAGTCCGGGAAATACGACAACTTGGATACAACCGAGCTCCAGAAACTCAAGTGCGTCTTTGACAAAGCTTGGGAAACCGGGCGGCTCAAAGATGACACCGGTATGTTCCAGACAGAAGTGAATACCTGCCATCAGCACGCCGAATATCTCAAGGCTGTTCTTGAAAAGCTGCTGGAAAAGCTGAAAAAGGAAGTCGATAAAGCACGTCTCTATTCCACATCTTCCCATGACTTTCCGATTGTCATGAAACAGATTGATGCATCCTGTTACAAAGCATATGTGCCAACGAAATCTAATAATGGGTTCATTGTTCAGGAATACATCTTTGACCTGAATGACATTGGGAAAAACGATGAGAAGAAAATTCTCGCTCAGTTCGATGAACTTTTCCAGAGGACGAACACTGCTGACAGCTACCGTCTTTTGGCAGAGCTTTCCATCGAGGTTGGATACTTTGTCCCGGTCTGCGGAATTTTTTTCAAAAAGATGGGCGAAGCCGTGTCGTACATCAAGACGAAAACCGACGTTGACATGACAATCGTGCAGTCTGATAAGACAAATCTCGAAATGATTCGGACATTGGATAAGTTTCACTTGGCAATGCTGCTGAATCATATCTGCGCGGACAGCAAAAATTGTCCCTCCTCCACCACAGGCTGGTGTGAATGGTTGGGCAATAACTGGAATTTTATGAATTAAAAAACAATCGCTGATAACATAAGGAGTAAATACCCCATAACAATAAGGAGATAAAACTATGGCACGGAAAGAAATCAAAATTTTCATGGATTCCAAGGAAGTATCTAACTTCCTGAAAGTCATTGACTGGTCCTGGCTGTTCACCTTCCTCAGTGAACGCTACAACGTCTCGCTGAGCCCCCGCAAAGAACTGAAAGAACTGCGCGATGGTGCAACAATCATCAAAGTCGAATGGCCTGATGAATTGATTGAAAAGTGTGGGATGATGGCTGATGTATTTTCGTCGGTCAAGCTTGCTACGTTTGATTCGTGTTTCAAGCAAGTCGTGGAATACGATGAAGATAAATTCAATGAAGAACGGGAAGCATGGTTTTCCCATCCGACAAAGATATTCAGCTATCTTGATTGTGATGGCACCGTCAAGGAACGCACTCTTGCGCTGAACATTTCCCTTCGTTATACGCTGTATGACGGAGGCTATAATTTCGCAACACTGCTCTATGCGGTTTATTCCGACGTGAACGGCTGGACTGTACAGATGGAAAAAGAATAATATGAAGAATGTGCTCTGGAAAAATCCGAAATTCGAGAGCTTAACGAAGTAAGTATTTAGGAGGAAAAATATCATGGCAAACAATATCAACCGCGAGGGATTCAAAAGGTTCCTCGAGCTCGGCGCTCCTTCGTTCGAAGGCAATATCATTCTTGATTCCGGTGAGCTGTCCGAGTATTACTACCGTTTTATGCGCATACCGCTCGCCTATGGTGAGCACAAGGTAGATGTTCTGTACGGGCAGCGGTTTTATGGAACCTTGGAAAATAAACCCGTAACATTCAACCAGGAGATACGCTTCCTTTGCCTCGTTGTCGATAATGCCAAAACCGTCAATGAAACATTGGACTTCAAAACGATTTTCTGCCGTTCTTCTTTTACCTCGGATTCTGTCATAGAGGAAATGGCACAGAAGCTGTTCGATATGTTCCGAGAGAATGTGACGGAAGAAGACAAGAAGAAAATTCTCAAGGGCGGTTATTACGACCAGATAGCACGACAGAACGCTTTCTGTCGCATAATAAAGGGGTATAAGAATTATCGCAGCCCTATTGATAGCATTGTCGATGAGATTGGAAAAGGGTCTTGCTTTGGCCTGACATCCACAAATGCCGATGAACTGGTAGTGGATTATCTTGCTAATCCCACCGGCTGGGCTGAACGGACGATAGAGAGAATCAAGAAAGCGAGCCTTGAGTATTCCGGGCTCCAGTTCTGGATTACATTGGCCATGACGGAGGAGTTAACGGAAGAGTACGTGAAAAAGTACAGCAATCCCGATACTCCTGAAGGGAAATTCAAATCCTTGACAGACAGCATCAAGAACTATAAGAACGTCCACCTTGGCTTGGACGTCAACGGAGAAATTGACTCTGTCAAGTACCCCGTTGACGGAATTTTCAATATGGATGCCATGTATGATGGATATCTCGATACATGGAACATTGCTCCGCGTAGTGAAGAGGAACGCATTGAAGAATTTTTAGAGGAAAACGATGCTCTTCTTAAAAACCGGGATAAGATTCCGTTCAAGTACATTTCGGATAT